GCCGCTTAACAGCCGTTTCTGTGCGTTCTAATGCATATCCTCGTCATCATCCCGGCTTGCTATTGCCAGTGCCATCAGAAACACCCCAAACGATGCACCGATGAATATGCCCAACAAAAAAATCAATAACGCTGCCATATCAACTCCTCAGTTCAAATAAATGCAATCAGCTTTCTTTTCCTGTGTTTCTTTCTTCTTGAAAAACTTGCATACACACCACTGATTGTATTTGCGCCGCCTGTGGTAGATATCGCACTTGTAACCGTAATAGCTGACCTTCGGCGTGATACCTTTTTTCTTTTCCGCCTTTGACAGTGTGCGCTTAACCTTTACTTCGTGTATACCTTCCTTCAGATGCTCACAGCTTGCGCAGGGCTTTGACCCTTCACGGCGTGTGTTAATAATCGTACTGCAATTAACGCCTATGCTTCCTTTCATGTTTTCTCCCTTCCGTAACACGTTTATGATCTGTGCTTGTGCGTGTGCGTGATTGCAAAAGGTGACGTATCCCCCGGACGCTTCGGTGAGCGTGAGTCCTTTTCCCTGTCCATGTCATACTTGTGGTGGATCTCGTCAACCTTTGCACGGTACTCCTGAAACTCAGGACATTGATCATGGTATGCACCGCAGCCCTTATTCAGGCAATCCTTGCATGGTACTCCGCCATGCGGAACTATACCTACATTTCCGTACCACATCCTACTGCCTCCCTGTGCTTCCGATGCCGCCCCGGTCGGGATTGCCAAGGCTGTCCACTTCCACGATGTCAAACCTTGGATGATGCTCAATAACTCGGAATTGCGCTATCCTGTCTCCCTTTCTAATTTTTCCGCCATGCGGAGCGTAAGCCGGGAACATCCACTCGTCACCATCTCCCCTGTATGACTCGTCAATCACTCCGATGCTCCCCGTGCAGATGATGCCGTATCTCTGATACGTTGATGACCTTGGCGCAACTATTGCCTCATATCCCACTGGCAACTCTATAGCCACCCCAAGAGGAATGACCTTGTACTCACCGGGCATCAGATCAACGTCAATCCCTGACCTCAGGTCTATCCAATCCCCCTGCTTAATTCGTTCCAAATGCGGTATGTCTCGTAAGTACTTAACCTTAATATCCATCCTCTAATCCCTGTCCATATTCTCGTGTATGTCTATCTCGATGCGTACGCTCTTTTTGTCGATGTAGAAGCTGTCCACAAAACCGACAACGTTTCGGAAACCGTCATTTCTCAGCTTCCCGGACTCAACAAGTGCATCCAAAAAAATCTTGTGGAAGTATCCGCAGATGTTATCCGGGTCACGCCGGCCATCCGGGCAATAATAGCGGAACTCGATCATGATCGGCTCATTCAGTGGGGCTTTTAACTGCTTCTGCAAATACCCCAAGATGATTTTCTGATCACGTTGCTTCATTGAGTTTCCTGCTGACCATGTGCCGTGTCGGATGCGGTTCTTATCCACCCACACATTCACCGATGCAAACATACACGGTATCGTTATCCTTCTCATTCGCTCCTCGGTTTCGCATTAAAAAACGATGTTCCAATGTACTTGTTGTACGGATATCGGATGCCGTTTGTGACCTCCTTGTCCCTTTTACAAAACGGACACATTCGCCCTGTGCCGTCATATAGCTCCGTCAACGCCTTGCAATATCGTGTGCCCCTCTGTCTTGCAAAACAGGGTCTTTTATCCGTGCATTTCTTTGGTATCGTTGCTCCCATTCTTTACTCCCTTGTACTTCTCCATATCCAGTTTGTAGGTATCAAAATAAACTGTGTCTCCGTACCTGTTCGTGCCCTGCGTCCTGATCGACAGGATCGGATATGACGCTTTCCGCAGTTCACATATCCGACTTGCTAAACGCCCGATGCCGAAGCGGTAAAGAGCGTCAGCCGCTGTCAATCCTTCGCCACGGCGCAGAACCTCAAGTATGATCTCTGTCTGAGTCATAAGTCACCTCATGCAAAGGGCAAGCCTTCAAGGTCTGCATCATCCGGGGGAGTCATAAAGCCGTTGTCGGGCTGTGCTTCCACCTGTGCGCCCTTGCTCTCGCAGAACTCGTGGTCTTCCACAACAACGTCCGTTGTGTACACTGTGCGCCCTTCCTTGTCCTTGTATGACCCGGTCTGAATACGCCCGGAAATCATGATCTTAATGCCCTTATGCAGATACTTCTCGGCAAACTCCGCACGCTTGCCAAAGGCAACGCAGTTGATGAAATCTGCTGTCTGTTCGCCGTTGTTGCGTGCCACCCTGCGATCAACCGCAAGGCGGTATCTTGCAACCGCCAAATCTTCTGCGCCGCCTGTGTGACGGATATCCGGGTCTGCTGTTAATCTACCTGCTAATACAACTCTGTTCATACTGCGCCTCCTTCAATCATTGTCTGCGTTGTTCCCTCAAGTAACGTTCTTATCTTCGGTGACAGCTTGGCGAGATCCGCCGCTCTTTCCTTTTCGGCTCTGTATGCCCTTAAGAATTGCGACTGGAAAACAGTTGCAACGCTCTCCATGTCCGCCTGCGCCATCTCCCGGATGTTTGCAGGACTTCCCACTGCCTTCTGCACCAGCGGCGGAAGTTTTGCGTATTCAGCTTCCGCTCCGTATGTGCCGTTGCTCAGTGCTTTCCTAACCAGTGCCCACGCCTCAAGATCCGTCAATCTCTGCGGCTCTGCTGTGAGGCTTGCGCAGGATGCCCGGATGTCTGCAATGGTCGGCGGATACGGTGAGGACTGGATCAACTTGTAACAGCCCTGCATCAGCACCGGGTAATCAATGTCCTTGAGCATCTCGTACCAAACCATTGCCGACTGCTTATCTGGCATGAACTTCTCGGAACTATACGCCGCCCGAAGAACCGTTACCAACTTCATGAAGTCTTCTTTCGATGTCATTACCCTGCATCCTCCGTGAACCATGATCTGATTTCTTCGTATCGATCTTTGCTCTTTGGCTTGTTCTCTATCCTCTGCCAAGCTATCCCCTGCCAGCCTGCAGCCATTGAGTCTTCAATACACCGGATCACTGCATCCTCTCCATACAGGTCGATCTGTCTCTGTACTACTGTAAGTAACGATTTTAATCCTGTTTCTTTGTAGCCCTGCCGCTTCTCGACTTTGTACTTTATCCAATCAAGCACCTTTGTCTGCATCCGATCAGAGAACCCGTGGTCAATAACCATCTGCGAAGCAGTTATCCCTTGCGCACGTGTGCGCATAGGTTTTATATCTTTTACATTGACCTTTTCATTTACATTATCATTTACATTATCATTTACATTTACATTAGGTTCGTGTTCGGTTTTGTCTTGGTTAGACTTAGGTTTCCTCTTGGTTTTTGTTTGGTTATCGTTAGGTTTCTCTTCGGTTACGTCTTGGTTATCGCTAGGTTCATTCTTGGCTTTAGGTCTTCCACCTTTTTTACCGTTTTCATACCTGACGTTGTTTGCGTCAATCTGAGGTTTCATCTGCCGGAAGAGCGCCGATGCAATCCCTCCCCTTGGCGGCTCTTTTTCATTGAAAGCGTAATCACACAGGAAAAGGAATACATCCAGCTGCTCTTTCGTTGTTTTGTATCGTTCCTCTATAGATGCGTTTTCATCAACGCTCAGATCCATTACGCTTTCCCAGAATGACCTGTAAAAAACAAACGAGTCTCTCATGATGTCCTCTCTTCATTATCCTTGCGGATAAGTGTAAACATGATCTCAACAGGCGTATCCATCAACTGTGCAACCTCGCCGCTTACTCCTCCATCGCTTACATACTGCATAACCGCTTTAAGCAGTACACCAGCTTCATCATCCGTCAGCAGATCAATCAGATCCGTGTAATCGGTCTTTAAAACAAATCCTTTCATAACCAGCTCCTCCCAAATGCCTTTATGAAGTGTTCTCTGCCCCCATAAAGGCTTTCCCAGTATTCCTGCGCCTGTTCCTTAAGCTCCAAGTCCAGACCCTTATTCGGGCGTTTATGTGCTTCCTCGTGGTGTTCCAGGCAGAGCCTAACAGTCAATCCGTATTTCTCTGACTGCGCCCTGTTTGCCGTACCGGGGAAGATATGGTGTACTTCTGTATACGGACTGCCGCATACCGCACAACCGGTGCATACTTCCCACGGCTTCAAGCCGGGGCTGTTGAATGTGATTTTGTCCATTGTTCCAACGCTTCCTTTATGTGTTTACTTGGCGGCGGCGCAAGCCCGATTTCTTTCATCTCGCTAATCACGCCGTCAAGCAGTGCCGAGAACTCTTTTGTATCGTAGGTACTTGATCCGAAATAGCAGAGTAGCTGAACCGCTTCCGCACCGTTGATGTTGATCTTCCCGATCTCTTCGCATTCTCTCCACTGAGCCTTGACAGCTTCAACCACTTTCGGCTTGACGCAGATGTAAGTGTACTTTCCGTACCGCTTGAGCATCTTCAAGTAGATATCCCACTTGTCAGCCCGGAGCGCACTTGCTATCTCTCCCAAGCATGCCCACAGTAAAGCATTGGCATCCAGTGACCTCTTTTTGCGATGCTTTGTGACTTTGATGTCCAGCGACTCGCAATCCATCAGATCGTTAATGTCGGCTGTGGCATCGCCATCAACCATAATCGGCAGAAGCGTTGTCTTCGTTTTGTAGTTGTAGAAGACTTCCGTCTTCATCAGCCTTCCTGTGCCTTGCATCAGTCATCCCCGAAACGGCTCTTCAGTGTTGACAGCATCTTTGCAGCCGTGTCTTCCTGCAGCGTTTCCATGGTCGTGCCGATCTGAGTCAGCCATTTCTCAAGGTTTACACCGTGCTTTTCACAGATTGTCCTGATCACATTTTTCGTCACTTCGCTTGCCGGTTTCTTCTCGATCCGTGCCAGTGGTTCTGAAGCGTTCGCGTCAGGATCATCTCCGGTCTGGATTTTGTATGCTTTCAGCAGTGCGTATTTGTCACTGTAGGTCATCGCCTTGCCCGGTGCTTTATCCTGACTGTCAACGCCATCACCGTATGTTGTTATCTCGATGTACTCATCGGGGTTCTCGGTGTTCACGAACCTGTACACCGTTTCCACTCTCAGCCACAAACGGCGTGTTTCCTTTTCTTCCCCCTTGTAGACATTCTTGGATACGATCTCCCCGGAGTCGATAACCGTTCTCTTGACCGGGTACGAATAGACTCCGTATTTGATCTCAAGCGGTTTAACTGCCGCCAGCACGTCACCTTCTGAAACGGCTTTGTACTGGTTCCTGCCTTCGCCCACCATAAGGTTTTTTGCTACCGTCTGTAATTCTGCTGTGATGCCAAGCATCTTTTCGTAAATCGTCATTCTCCATTCCTCCACATCTTATCCAGTTTGAAAGTAGCGCAATCCTCACACAGGCATTTATCCCATGCTTCGATGTACATATAATCTTCGTCTTCGTAGATCTCTTTGCCGCACAGGTCACATTCCGTGACCACTTCCTTATCATGCCTGCTTAAGCGTTCCTGTTCTCTGTCGTACATATCGTACAGATCAGCGTTGTCCGGGATAGTTATCATGCCGCCTTCGCCTCCTTAAGAATTGCTTTCAACGCCGCTTCTGCCTGTACAAAGCCGGGGTCTGATACATAGATGCCGCCAGTAAGCAGGTTCTCATCCGTGTCGTGTACCGTGCTGGTATATCTCACAATCTCAGCTTTAACACAATCATTGATACGCACCGTTGTTCCCATGCCCTTGTTATAGTCAATGCTTACAAACGTCCATCTGACGGCTTCATTGACTTCGTAAGCTAACCGCATGATTTCTAACATTCTGTCTTTCATCGCTAACCTTTCCGTGATATAATCACTGTATCCCTTAATTTCCCCGGTTGCACTTACCATTGTGCGCCGGGGTCTTTTTACAGCATCTTGAACCAGATGTTTTCCTGCCGCTTTCGCTCCGCCATGAGGCTGTGACTGATTTCCGCCTTGCTCGGAAGAATATCAAAAAGCGGCAGTGTTATCGCCATTCCAATCAGCACAGATGCCAACGCCTCACCACTACTCAGCCAGTATGTAAACCCCCATCCAGCAATCGGAACAGTGATAAAAAGTGCCGTCCGCATGTGGGAATACAATCTCAACAGTTCGCTCTGTTTCATCCTTTCACCTCCCTTTCCAACAACTCCCTGTAGATCAAATAAATGTAATGCTTGCCTTTTCCCTTAATTGCCCTGCCTATTGGCAACTCACCTCTTCGGAGTGCATATCGCACATAATCCTCAGATAGCCCCAACAGCCGGGCGGCATCTCTTACGCTTACCCTTTCCATCATGCGCCCCTCTCCGCTAATATCTCTGCGAAGGCGGTTTCCAGCTTTTCCTGCGCATCCTTCGGACGCTTTCGGCAATTGAGTATCATACTGATATATGCCTTGCTCACACCCAGATGCTTCGCTATGTCATTTGCCGAAACGCCTGCGTTATGCATGCGACCTATCAGTCGACCTGTCCATTTATCCATCGCTTACCCCCTTTCAAAGTTGACTAAGTTTACTTTTACATGGTATTCTGTTGATAGGGGTTTTTGTTAACTTCATTAACTCCATCAACTATAGTAATTATACGGTAAACTTTGTAAACTGTCAATACCTTTCCGTAAACTTTTGTAACTTTGTTAACTGTTGATTTTGGGGAAGGAGGGAACACTATGACCTTATACGAAGTGTATCTAAGACTGTGTAACGAACACGGGAAAACACCATCTTCTGCGGCTATGGAGATGGGATTGTCTAAGGCGATGGTATCCAGATGGAAAAAGGGTAGCACACCATCAGACGCAACAATGATTAAGATAGCTGATTATTTCGGGATGACACTGGCAGACTTGCGGAAGATGGAACAGGACGAAAAAAAGCCCATCACCGCAGAGGGTGACAGGCTTTCTGAAAGGGAGGAACAGATTATTATGATGCTCCGGGATGCTCCCCCGGATCTGAGGACTGCTGCGG